GATATGGTTCCCGACTTGAAAAAGAAAGGTGGTAAACAGTTTTCAACTAGACGGCATAAGGTAACCAAATGTCCGACGACCAGACGGAACAAGTTCGCACGACACTGAAAGAATGGGTAGAGCTTGATAATCAAGAGCGGTCTCTTCGTCAGCAAATCAAGGAAATCAAGGATAAGAAGACAAAAAACTCCGAGCTTATCCTGAAGTATATGCGTGATAATTCAGTGGACGATTTCAAGATTGAAGGACAGGGAAGTTTGAGTCGCTCAGTGCGCACATCCCGTCCTCCTCTACGTCGTGAACAAATTCGTACCCAGCTTCTTATCCAGTTTGCTGACCAGCCACAACGTGTAGCTGAAGCTCTGCGGTCAATTGAAGGAGTTCCGGAAGGGTCAGATGATATGTCTGTTGGTGGAACTCAGCGCGAACTACTTGTTCGCCACATTCCCAAGCGTAAGACGTGAAATAGCATCTTTCGCTGCTAGTTGTTCTGCCTGNTTTTTCGTAGGAGCTGTCCCGATTCCCAAATGAATACTTTTTTCATCTACNGCAGCCATAGTATACATGTTTGTCGACGCAGAAATAACTGTATAGGTAGGCGTATGATGAAATCTAGCTTGGTACAACTTTTGCAGTTGTTCCTTGAAGTTCCGATTATTCATTAGAATTCGAGGAATATCAATATAGGTCTCAACCAAACAAACCACAAACGAATACAGAATCTTGAAATCATTACCAGAATCAGTCCACAATGCTCCAATAAATGCTTCTAGGATATCTCCTAGTTTCTTGGAGTTTATACGTCCGGCACACACATCTTCATTGTGTCGTGAAATAATATAAAACTTATCCAATCCAATTTTTTGGCTTAGAGTTCCAAGCATTTCGTTACATACAATTTCCTTCTTCAAATCGGTCATAAATCCTTCATTTTCGTCCGGAAACCGTTTCATCAAGTATGTAGACACACATGCTCCCAAAATCGAGTCACCCAAATGTTCTAGTCGTTCGTATGATTCATCAAATAAACCAAGACAGTCTCGTGGTTTTTCTGCTAGTTGAGCCTCTTCTCCCGTTGGACTAGTATATTCTGCTCGCTTAACGTATGATGAATGAACCATCGCACGCTGAAATAGTTCAGTACTAGAAATACCAAAATCACAATTATGTTTGGAAAGAATCGCTTGGATATCCGGCTGAGTAAACAAGCGATTTTTTGAATTGAATGGATTGTAAAGAACTTGCGTGCTCATTTCTTTAGTTTACGACTGTTCTGTTTATTCCTACGAGTCCGTTTTCCTCCAGCCGAAGACAGAACACTCTTAACAACAGAATCAATCTTCTTCCAGTTCGTTAAAAAAAGTTGAGCTTCCTCAGGATGCTCAGTCTTTAATGTTTTCAGAGCCACCGACAGTGACTTTTCGATGCTTGGTTCGTATTTCTGAATAAGGTCTGGAATCTGCTTAATCGCAGCATCTCTCGCTGCGTTTTTTAGAAAGTCAAACGCCATTACTCATACCGCAGACATTATTCATCGTTATCGCCAGGAACAGTTCGCGTAAAACTGAACTCTTCCGAGACCATTTCCCGCTTACGATTTTCTACAATCCACTTGAACAACCCATCAGCATTGATTTGAGTCGCACTCGCAAAGTACTGATTCGTAAGTTCCTTTAGGTCCTTTTGGGATAGAGACCATGGCTTTGTCCATTCTGAAGGACGCTTGATGGAAATCGTTGAACCGTCTTCCTCCACCTTCACCTTCTTGAACTCACTGAATTCAGGACGCTTCAGAATTTCAGCAATATCTAGCTCTACAATTTTACGAGCGTCGCGTTTCTCATACACTTGCTTATTCAAATCACGAAGTTCATCGTCAATCTCGCGGTAGTTGCGAATATGCGCCTTAAGTTCAACTAGAGTACCCTGCATTTTTACTTCATGGTAAGAAGTAAGAAGATTATCCGTTTTCAATACAATGTACTTTGATTCGAGCGAAGTAGAAAATCTGCGAAAAGTGTTCAACCAAGAACGCCCGTCTAAAACACCTATACAGAAAGGGTCTCCAGACACCGTATGGAAAAACATTCAGTCACGTCTTCAGGATGAATGTTCTAAGAACAATGCAGAGTGTGTTATTGTATCTCTTCTGTCCAAACCCAAAGCTCCTTCTACGTGGAGAACAAATCCAGAAGAATGGTTATCATCTATTGATATTGATGCTGTCGAGAAAAGGTATCAGAAGATTTTTCCCGAATACTTTTACGTCGGAACAGTCCCTATAGATTTTGGATCTAAATCCAAGACTGGTACGTGTCTCGTAAATTCCCTATGTTCCCTCGATATTCGTGAAATTTATAGGAAAGGGTATCGTCAAATAGGCATAGTGTTCAACACAGATAAAAGCACCGGTCCGGGCGAACACTGGATTGCTCTTTTTTGCGATATTCGTCCCGATTTAGACTTTCCGCGAATAACGTATTTTGACTCGTATGCGACCAAACCAGAAAAGGAGATTCAACAACTCATGAAACAATGGTCAGAATCATGGAATTCTACAGGTATCCACAAGAAGCCTATGGCTATAACGTACAACAAAACTCGTCACCAGTACGAAGATTCCGAGTGTGGAATGTACTGTTTGTATTTTCATTTGTGCTGTTTAGTTGGTATTCCAATGAAAGACAAGATTCCTGACCAGGTCGTTAGAGGTTTTCGTGGACTTCTATTTAAAGTATAATATAATGGACTCACATTGGGTTAGATGGGTTAATGTTGTCGTGAGTGTTTTGTTTGTTGGAATTATCATTTATGCATTTTTTCAGGCGATTATTCGTAGTCCTAAGTAATAATGGACTGGTATCAGTATTCCGGGACAGTGTTGGCTGCAGCCATTGTACTTGGACTCATAGGATATGCTCTTTACCATCTTTTGACTCCTTCGGACATTCAGGCGTCGGTTGCTGCTGAATCAACGTTTAACGCGTACCAAACAGTTATGAAACTCGCGCCTTTGGGATGCCCTACGACGCCATCATACCGGCTGTGTGATTACTATATGGCTTCATCGGCCTACTCTCTGTTTCCTGGCTCAAAGATTTATGATTATATTACCGACAGCGTCATTCCACCACTGATGAAATCAGGTCCGCGTCTTGTTGAATTGGATATTTACACTGATGTATCAGACAATCCAGTGGTAGGCTTGAAGAATCAAACTCTTGGGACAGATTATGCTTATAATACAGTATCATTTGAAGCGTGCTGCGTAGCATTAGCAAATAATGCATTTAATTCTGTAAGTTGTCCCGTTTCTTCTGACCCGTTTGTGCTCAGTCTAGTGTTCCATACCGATAAAACGAATGTGATAGATGCGTGCGCACAAATTTTGAAAGATACGTGCCACACTTATCTTTTGGATTCGTCCTACAGTTACCAGCGCAAGAATCTAGCAATAGAGCCGGTATGCAATCTGCAATCTAAACTTATTGTTGTATCCGGACCTGAAACGAAAGGAACGTTGATGGACGAAGTAGTGAATATGTCTTGGGGAACATCTACGTTGAGGCGATTAACGTACAAGCAAGCATCCCAGACGCAAGATAGTGATGAACTGATAAACAATAACCGCAATAATATCACGATGGTTGTTCCGGATATTGGGTCGGATTTAGTGAATGTGAACCCTCAAATTCTGTTAACATATGGATGCCAGTGGAACTTGATGAATTATGGGTCAGTAGATAGTGCGATGGAAGTTTATATTGGCGAATTCCAAGAAAACAGTCTCGTATTAAAACCCGAAGCTCTTCGCGCACTCGCAGTCAAAAAGTATGCTCAACCAGTACTTCCAGACCCGGCAGTATCTTTCCAGCCCATGCAGAAAACTTCACCAATCTACACTATCACGGTGTAATCTAATAAATTCTCGCGTTTAAAACAAAAATGTCGAAGTGGATGGTTCACCTAAAAAAGACGATGCGCGCGCACAAGGGCATGAAGCTGGGTGCGGCCATGAAGCTTGCGGCCAAGACGTACAAGAAGCACAAGGGTGGTGCTGGCGAGGGTGCTGAGCCTGCGGGTGCTGAGGGTGCGGATGCCGCGGCTACGGCTGCGGATGTATCGGGAGGTCGCCGCCGTTCCCGTAAGGGCGGAAAGACTGCGCGCCGCACGCGTCGCCGGTAGATATCATTCTAACCATTACTAACCACATAGACCGTAATAAACCATTCCTATAGGCGCACATCTTTGTGTCCATACGAAAGGTTCGGCCTCGAAGTCCATTTACGGAAAAAAAGATTATACTGAACATACAAATACAATGGGTGGTGGCCTTCTTCAACTCGTAGCCTATGGCGCTCAGGACGCATACCTATCCGGAAATCCCCAGATTACTTTCTGGAAAGGACTGTTCAAGCGCCACACGAACTTCGCGATGGAGCCGTTTCGTATTAATTTAACTGGCCAAGTTGGATGGGGCGTTAAGCATTCGGCAATTATTGGTCGTCATGCTGACCTGCTGTACCACACCTACCTCGATGTAACGTTACCTGCCGGCTCCGTTTTTAACAATGACCAGGCTCGTTTGGGGTACAATCTTATCAAGTACGTTGAACTTGATATTGGTGGACAGGTCATCGATCGCCTGTATGGAGAGTGGCTGTATCTGTGGGACACTCTAACGTCCGATACTCGCACTGCTCTTAAGCTTCATCAGATGGTAGGTGTGAGTGCGGCTCCGGGAACATTTACTGTTCCATCTACGTCAAGCTGCGTTGTAGGTGCATCGGGTCAGCCGGGTCTACCGACTCAGGTCGTTATTCCACTCAGCTTCTTTTACACGAAGAACCCAGGATGCGCTCTACCGCTCATTGCCCTACAGTACCATGAAGTGAAAATCAATATTCTGTGGAATGATATTAAGTTCGCAGCAGGAAACTTCAATAATACGCTAGCTGCACCGTCTGCGGCCGTGCACATTGACTACATCTACCTCGATACGGAAGAGCGCCGCCGCATGGCGCAGAACTCGCACGAGTACCTCATTGAACAGCTACAGTACAACGAGGACAAGGGTATTTCGTCGTGGTCAAATCGCATTGACTTGACGTTCAATCACCCAGTCAAGGAACTTGTTTGGGTAGTCCAGCCTTCGGAGTACACTCAGTGCAAGCTTGCCCAGGGTCTACGCGCATCAGCCACTCGTCTCCAGCCGTTCACGTATGACCAGAATGCGGTATACGAGCAGCATCTCCAGATTAATGGACAGGACCGCCTTGACCGCCGCTATGGACAGTACTACAATACTACCCAGCTGTACCAGCACCATACGGGTAGCGCACACTCAATTTACGCCAGCACGAATACGATTGCTGCAGTGGCTCAGCCCGGAATTTACGGATACTCGTTTGCTCTGAAGCCTGAAGAACACCAGCCTTCTGGAACGTGCAACTTCTCGCGCATTGATACGGCGACATTGGTGATGACGTTCGCGAACTCGGCGACTCTCTCTCCTGAAACCGATCAGACGTACGAAGTTCGCGTCTATGCCGTGAACTACAATATTCTGCGCATTATGTCTGGAATGGGCGGTCTAGCGTACTCTAACTAAACGTAAAGTAAAGTAAATCTTTAACCTAATTTTAAAACTAAAGCGGCTTCTAGACTTGGAATCCACTTTAGAAAAACTGGTCAACGAACGATTTCATACCCGGAAACATTCTTTCAACGGTTGTTTTCATCATATCGCACTTTATGCTCTGGCTTTGTCCACTAGCTATTTTTCCCAAAAGTCCAGTCATGAATGTTTTTTGAAGTACTTGGAAAAGTCCAAAGATAGAAAGAATTACGATATCGGTTACAGCAATAAATGAAATAGTTATTAAGTTGGAAACAATAAGTTCAAAGACCGAATGATTCGTGAGAATTGAAAGTGTTATCGCCAATCCTATAAATAAAGCACTTATAAGTCCCACACTTACTCCGACATACGTAACTATTCTTTGATTTTCTTCGGACGAATCGTTTGTGAATTGGGGTTTTCCAGATTTATCTACCTTTCCAAGAGAAACATACTCATTTCCTAAACTAGATATCTCTTTAACTAGTGAGATGTTTTGTATATAACCGACATACGTAAAATAAAAAGTAGTCAGAAAAATCAGAAAGAATGCACAATGCATCAGTAATTCAATTACAAAAAGAACAACCATTATATTAATGGAGCAGACATTTTGGAATGGACGAGAATACATAGCGAAAGGACTCGTTGATGGTCTTTTGGCGTCTGCGTATTTGTGGATATTTTGGATGCCGTTTATTACTGCTGCAGCACTTCCATTGAATGTGGCCCAAGTAAAAATGTTCTTATGCCAAAAAGCTCAAAATCAGACTATTTATTCGCCGAATTCTACCGGTAATCGTACGTCAAGTTTTGAAACTTCCGCCCAAGCAGACCACCAAATTCAAGATAATTCAGAAATTTATTCGAAAAACGTCACAGGCCTCACAGTATTGTGGTGCTTAGGACTCTTTTTTGTATGTTTGTGCTTCTTTTTAGCCCACATCCTAATTCAGTGGGCGAGATTGGACTGGAACTCTACTATGCTCTTTAACTTTATTTTAGCGATTGCTATAACTATCATTGAAATATGTTTCTTTGTTGGAGTTGGATTGAAGTATAATTCGTATGACCTGAATTACGCGTATAGCAAACTGAATATTTAATCGAAGCTCATCATCACGTCAGACATCGAGATAGAACTTTCTTTCTCGGACTCCTGCTCTACCAACGCACTTACTGCTCTGCGTTCTTCCTCGAACATAACATGGTCTTCCTCCGTTCCCTCGGGCAACTTGGTTTCATCCACGAGAATGTCTACGAACCCAGTTCCACATGGAGGTTTCTGTCCGAACATGATGTTCGCAGACACTCCGCGCATATTATCACTCTCTCCCATCAACGCTGCATTGAATAGATGCTTCGCAGTTTCCTCGAATGAGGATTTCGCCAAGACACCGTTCTCAGTATTCTTCGACATACCTGTACGGTCAGCCTTTAGGAAGAATCCGGGGTACGTCATCGCATCCACTAGCGTGATTAGGTGATGGTAATTAATGTACTCGCGCGAAAACACTGATTTGAATTCACGTAGCAAGGCGATGCGCGCAGTCTCGATTCCAAACACTTGCTTGATTTCATGGATATCGTTAGAGAATGAACGGAATGGATCGGTATTAGGAATTGTCGACAAGTCCAGGAGATTCGTACCTTCTACATCCAATACATGTTGCTTCGCTGCAACCCATCCTCCGACCTTTTCATCATACATCATATGGTCTTTGACTTCACGAACATATACGTTCCCAATTCCTTCAACACCCGTAAGAACCGTATCCAGCAACTTATCTTCGATGAAACGGAGTGAGAGCATGTTTTTTACTGCATCTGCCCCAAACACAATACGCAACACCAACTTGTCGGGAGCATTCGTATCGGTATGAATACACTCAAACACTTTCAGGACACGATTATTCTGAATCTTTGCTGCGATAATCGTCATATCAATAACTTGCCGAGCCGCAATTTCTTCCGTGTCGAGTTCTAGACGCATAACCCATGGAGATGTACATAGCTGGCCGTTGGTGACTGAGAACTTTTGATACGACTGAAGAATGTCGCGGTCTTCCTGAACGGCAGTGCTTGTAGATAGCGGATTCGGATCGTAGTAAATTCGCACTGACTTCGTGATGTTGCGCAACGTCGTTTTCTGGATTTCGCGCTTCTTCGCAATCACTGCTTCCAGTGTTCCAGCAATACTTGCATCCAGATAAACTACATTCAAAGGAGTCTTTGGGTTTGGCGACGCACCGAGAAGTTCCATAATACGCGGTACACCCTCGGTAGCATTCGCGTTCGCAGTTCCAGCAGAGTGGAATGTGTTTAGCGTAAGCTGTGTCGTCGGTTCACCAACGGACTGGGCAGCCAGCGTTCCAACCATTTCTCCTGCATGGACGAGCGACTTGGTGTACCGGAAATGAACATCCTTCAGCATCTCGTCAAACATCGCACGTGTGAGGCGCATCTTGAGAATAGACTTCTTTGGAGCAAAGTAGAATCGGAGAAGGATTTGGAATAGTTTGTTGTGGTGTAGCCATGACTGCGCACACATCTTCGTCAGCTCGTCGACAACATACGCTGGAGTCAAGTCAGTTTTTACTGAGTATGGATTTGTGTACTTTTCGGTTATGCGTCCCAGATGAACCGGAACAAATACATCTTCATTCTTCGTGTAGCGAAACACATCACGAACAAGCACATCACGATCGTCAATGATTTCATCCACCATATCCGGGAAATCCGAGACTTCACCTTTTACGACTGCAGAAATATCATCTGCCGAAATCGCAAAGTCGCGGTAAATCTGTTCCAGCGTCATAAGAGCCAGTGAACATTCATACTTTTCTATGCACGTAGAATCTGCTCCGTCACCGCCATAATAGAACTGTACGATTGCACCATTCACATTCCGCACTGTTCCATCGTATTCCACGTGGATATCTTCCATAGTTTTCACCAGACGACGCTGAATGTATCCTGAATCACTAGTTTTGACTGCTGTATCAATAAGACCTTCGCGTCCTCCCATGGCGTGGAAGAAGAACTCGGCCGGTCGAATACCGCCAATAAAACTTGACTCCACAAATCCACGAGATTCCAATCCGTCATCGAAACGATGGAAATGGGGAAGTGTTCGGTCCTGCAAACTGTACTGAATACGTTTGCTCGCAACATTCTGTTGGCTCAGCATAGCCATCATCTGAGTAATATTCAGCATCTTTCCCTTAGAACCTGATTCAACCATTTGGTACATTCGATTGTCGTCGGGCATGGAGTTCTTCACAAGTTCTTCGATGGTACGATTGGTATCTGCGATAATCTTCATAATCTCAATCTCCATCTGTGCACCTGGCTCACGTCCATCGCCATTCAGGAACGTTCCAGCATGCATTTGGGTCATCAAATTCGCAACATTCTGCTTTCCGTCCGAAATAATTTTTTGAACTTCAGTTTCAGTTTTCGCATCCATAATTAGGTCCGATGGACCTACCGAAAATCCAGAGAACAGATTGTACTTCGTCACAATATTTTGGATATCGTCAATAAACTGACCAGCACGCTTAGGTCCAAAATCATTGAAGATTACGTGGATAGCACCTTTCGACGCAGAATCGTATGCTCCAGCCTTTACTAGTCCTTTGGTTAGAACACCATTCTCAACTGTGATTTGACCATTGAGGTTCATGAGAGGAAATGCGGTGGAGAAGATTTCCTTGCCCGTGATTTCCCGGTCTTTGCGGCGGTAAGAAGACAACGGTTTCTTCATACGAGCCATGATATTCATCGCAATATGTTCGGGAACTTTGACCGAGTCTTTTGAAAGACGGTACGATCCAGTCATCGTGTCCTGAATAATACGAATAATTGGCGAGTTGGTGCGTGGCGACACGATTTGCCGCAGAACGGTTGCGAGATACTTTAGTTCTGATGCGGAAGCAATGCTTTGCGGAACGTGCATATTCATCTCATCACCATCAAAGTCTGCATTGTACGGCTTGGTCGCACTAACATTCAGTCGGAACGTTGAGAATGGTAAGACGCGAATACGATGGCATTCCATAGACGCTTTGTGTAGCGACGGTTGACGATTGAATAGCACCACATCTCCATCAATGAGATGACGATTCACAATATCACCCTGCTTCAAATCCAACGTTTCAGGATTAATGAATTTCAAGTTTACCGTTTTGTTATCGTGTTTCTTGAATACAGATTTCGCTCCAGGGTACTTTCCAGGTCCGTTGCGGACATAGGACATAAGACGATCGCGATTGTACACGGTTACAATTTCGGGGAAGGTCAAATTTCGCGCAATTTCTTCGGGAACTCCAAGTTCATCGACGTCGATGTTAGGGTCGGGTGTAATCACGGACCGAGCAGAGAAATCTACGCGCTTTCCCATCAAGTTTCCACGAACACGTCCGGTCTTCGCTCCCAAACGGGACTTCAGGGTTTTCAGTGGACGGCCTGAACGCTGAGCAGCTGGAGGAAGACCTTTGATATCGTTATCAACATACGTGGCCACATAAAACTGGAGGAGTTCGGTATGTTTCTCAATCGAGTCCGCCGAATCACCCTTATCAATGCGGTCCTGCAATGCCCGATTATTACGAACAATATCAATTAGAATATGGGTTAAATCATCTTCCATGCGCTGATTATCTTCCATGATTACGGATGGTCGAACAGTTAGAGGAGGAACAGCTAGAACGGTACAAATCATCCAATCGGGACGGCTGAACTTTGAGCTGAACCCAATAAGGTCTACGTGACGGTCAGTAATGCGCTGGAACGTTCGCAAAACCATTTCGGTTTGCAGTACAATCGGTTCGGCGTCCTCATCAGCAGTCATAGCCATAAGTTTCGCGACAGTATCGTCCTTCTTTGAAATCTTCGTGATAACCGGAGAGCTGCAGTGTGCACACCCTCCAGTTGCTTTCAGAAACTTCTTCTTGTATTCCTCGGTGGATTCACGCACCGCTTGAAACCTGTCCATTCCCGTGAGTTTCGCAGAGATAGCTTCTAGCTCTTCGTCTGGAAGATACGGGTTCGAGCAGTTCAGGCATACTAGGAGTAGAAATTTCTGGATTGGGTCAATAAATTGGTAGAGATACACGGGACGAGCTAGTTGAATGTGTCCAAAATGACCTGGGCACAAGATATTTGTTTGCTTGCATGTCGGGCAGCGCTCGCCGTTATTAATCGTTCCGAAATGAGCATCAAAGACGCCACCGGGTACTGGATGACCAGCCTGGTACGCTTTATCGGTAATGACCTGAACAACGCTGCGCTTAGCGATTTCATCGGGGTTTGCGATTCCAAACTGGACACCGATGATAACGTCCCCCATCCTTGTAGTTAGTAGAGTATTGTCTTTAGACCGGTCCATTTTTAAGATGCGCTTCCCCGCGCCACTTTGAATGTTAGTTTCCAAAAATCATCATCTCCAACTATTTCATGAACCAAATCTTTGGAAAACACTTCGTCTACCGATTCACGCCAACTCTCGAATTCAGGACCTAGACGTTGGCCAAACTTCTTTTTGTCTTTGATTTTAAGACGATTCAAGCTGTAAAAGATTCGGTGACACACGGATTTCACCAATGCTCCATCATCACTTTCATCTTCTAATCTGTGAACAGCCGAATACCATTCTTCCATCCTATTACAATTTCGGTTGAAAGAATAATGGGGAGGACTACACGACGAAAGAAAAATCGTCGCAAAGTTCTTCGAGGCGGAGGTCCAAACGAAGATTTATTGGAAGCTGCGCAAAGTGGTAATCTCGATGCTTTAAAAGCTGCACTGGATGCAGGTGCTGATATCAATGCAGGAAAGAATAATCTAGGTCCTTCCAGTTTGTTTATAGCCAGTTCAGAAGGACACCTTGATATCGTCAAAGAACTTCTTTCCCGCGGAGCTATTATCAATATGCTAGATATGCTTAGTGGTAGAACTGCCTTGACGGTCGCTATCACGAATAACCACCTCGAGGTGGTGAGAGAACTTCTAGACCGTGGAGCTAATATTGAAGGGAGGGATATGTATGGTACAACTGCCTTGATGAGTGCTGTAGGTGGTAATCGCATCGACATTGTAAAGGAACTTCTTAACCGCGGAGCTAACTTCAATGTGGCGGAGAAGAGTACTGGTGATACAGTGCTCTATAACGCCAGTCAACAACGCTTCTTGGATATAGTAAAAGAACTTCTTAACCGTGGAGCTGACGTTAATTTGGCAAACAAAAAGGGCAGATCTCCACTTCACGTTACAGACAACCTCGAGATAGTAAAAGAACTTCTTAACCGTGGAGCTGACGTTAATTTGGCAGACAAAAACGGCAGCTCTCCACTTCACCTTACAGAAAACCTCGATATAGTAAAAGAACTTCTTAACCGTGGCGCTAATATCGAGGCGGTGAATAAATGGGGCATGACGCCATTGCTCGTTTTTGCTCATGATGGAATCATAACCATTGTAAAAGAACTTCTTGACCGAGGCGCTAATATCGAGGCGGCAAATATTCACGGAAACACTAGCTTGATCTCAGCCGCCGCAACAGGCCTTTTTGATATTGTAAAGCTGTTACTAGAGAAAGGAGCAAATATAAATGCAAAGAATTTGAAAAATCTAACGGCATACGATCTAGCTACAAGTGACGAGATACGCGATTTAATACGACCTCCGAAGCCTGAGGTTGATGAAATGTGGGGTGGATTTACTCAGGATGATTTTGTGATGTTTGAACAAATTTTTGGAGATACACAAGCAGCATCAGATTTTTCTATTTGTCCAGTATGCCACTCGCAAGCACATCGTGCAGATGGCTGTATGTTTATGCACCACAAATGTACATCATTGAATCCTCCTGGTTTGGATAAAACCTTATATGAAAAATATCTAACACCGGGATACAGTCAAATTTATTGGTGTACTGTATGTGGACGTATTTGCAATGACCACCTTCATAAAAATATTGGACCAATCGATGGGCGAGTGCCTGGAAACTCGCCTCAACCTAATACTAACGAACAATTTTTCGGAAATGACTGTCGTGGGATTGGTGGTGGAGGATTGGTGGAAAAACTAGCCCGATTTAATGCTATTTTGAAAACGGCTCACGAAATGCAACCCGATGCTGGAAAAATAACCGTTCGCGAAGCTAAGAAACGGTTAGTGAAAGCTGCGTGGGAAGCTCCTTTAACTATGGATAAAGCGGCACTTGAAGCTCAACTCGCATCAAAAACGTTCCCAACACCATTATCATTATTTCCCACTACATCTGCTCCGGTAGCCGCAGTAGCTCCAGAAGTACCCGCTCCAAATATTCCGTACCCCGATATTACGAATCCAGATCTTTTACCAATAGTGTATCCAACCGGTGATGATGCAACCCTTCTAGATGAAGTTCCAAATGCCGTACAGTTTAGGCACAAGAAAGCAGATGGAGTAGTAAATGTTCACAATGAAGAACTGATTGGACTTGAAAATTTGATGATAAATGTACTCCAAAATGATCGTAATAAGAACTTTGCATCAGCTGTATTTGGCGAGTGCTGGAATTCAGGAGGAGGATGTACCGCAAAACTGTACCCTGATGAAATTCAGGACGCGATAAATAAATCAACACTCACTCCTGAAATTAAAGCGCAATATGAAACTATTTTAGCCGATTATCGTGTTAAATTCAACCGCAAATTCAAGGTTGGAGGAGAAAAGAGGGGTGGGGGCTTAGAGTTACGTGCGACCCAAATGTTTCCTCTCGCGACTGATGCTCTTGCCGATTGCCCTCTACCAAAAAAGAGTGGTAAACGCCTTACTCGTCGTAAACTCCGTAAACCGAAACGCAAGACCGGTAAACGCAAAACTCGCAAGTAATATAATGGGAGGCAAGACTCGTAAATTACGACTCAAATCTATAAAGCCTTCGCACAAAGCCGAAAAGAAATGGGATGCGACATTTATTTATCCTGATGGACACCAGAAAGTCGTTCCGTTCGGCGCCAAGGGGATGAGCGACTACACCAAACACCGCGATCCGACTCGCAAACAGCGTTATTTGAAACGCCATTCAGGAATGGGTGAGAGCTGGCAGAAACCCGATACGCCCGGGGCGTTGGCGAAATGGGTTCTGTGGAATAAAACAACATTACGCGCATCTATTGCAGATTATAAGAAACGATTTAAGCTTTAAGCGATTCTCTTGTAAATCATTTGGCCAATAACGTATCTTAAATTCCCAGCTATTTCGATTCGCGACCCAGCTTCTTTTACAAATTTATCAATACCAACAACAGTTTGTGGCCAATAATCGGAGTAGTCATCGAAAACAATGTATCCACCGATCTTGACTTTATCTAAAGACATCAGACCGTCTCGGTATACATACTCGGTCTCATGGTTACCATCCACAAAAATCAAGTCAAAAAAGTCATTCGGAAACGTTGGGACAATATTGTCAGAGAATCCTCGATGAATAATAAATTTTGAAACGTCTGCGCATGTCTCAATATTTTGATTGAACGCTTTCCAAGCCAATTCCTGGTCTCCTTTGTATTCCGGATACTCGTCGTAATCCATCCACGGATCTACACAGTATAACTTGGATTCGGGGTGGTGTGCGTATGACTTTGAGATGATAATAGCGTTTCCACCGTCCGCGCACCCGATTTCAAGATAATTGGTAGGACCGGAAGGTTTAGGAATATACGCCGCCCATTCCTTGCTCGGGTCATGCATATAAAACCGTCCCATAAACCCCGGAGGTGGTTGTGGAAATTCAAATTTACGTTCGGGTCTTTTTAGCCACGATAATTTCATTGTAATAGGTTTAGAGATTCCTTTAGTATAAACAAGTTTAAACAACTACTAAGTAATACAATCGCGAGATTCGGATAATGGGATTCCAGGGCCCTTAAGAGGCCCCGTTTTTAGACAGAGCCGGTTCGATTCCGGCATCTCGCACCACACCTATAGTTTAGTGGTAGAATTAGACACTTCCAATGTCTTGGCCCGGGTTCGATTCCCGGTGGGTGTATTTTGAGTCTCCAAACTGAGCTTCAAGATACGTTCGGGCGTTGTAGTTGAACAAGTGAATATATGCAAAAATGACTGAACCTATCACTAGAGAATACCACAATTCCATTATCATAAAAAACGAAATCAAATCATAAAAATAAACACAAAATCACGCATAACATGGAGGACCCTAAAACTCGTCGCGAATCCAAAAAGACAAAGAAGGAAAAGAAGGGTGAAAAGTATGGACAAAAACACGTGAGGGCAGTTGAGTTTAGACCAGATAAATCTAAACAATCTAAATGAGTTTCGATATCGTTATTCCCGTTGGACCACTCGATTATGAAGTTTTTAGTAAACAGGTTGAGTATACTAAGAAGAATATTGTGGGTTACCGAAACATTTATGTTGTGTCTTCGAAAGAGTATTCTATACCTGGATGTATTTTTGTAAACGAAAACATTTTTCCGTTCACTCTCCAGTCAGTTCACGATACGTTAGGAGAATCGTCTCGTAATGGCTGGTATCTCCAGCAGCTTATTAAACTGTACGCTGGCTTTATCATTCCTGATATTATTGAAACGTATTTGGTCATTGATAGTGATACCTTTTTTTTGAAGCCAACAACGTTCATTGAGGATGGTAAGTGTTTGTATAATATCGATACCCATCATCATACACCATATTTTCAACATATGAAAAAGTTACATCCCGATTTGGTTCGTTATGACCCTCATATGTCGGGAATATGCCATCATATGATTTTTGAAGTCAAGTATATTCGTGAACTTTTTTGCTTGGTTGGTGGTGAATTTTGGAAGAAGTTCCTTGAGAACGTAGATGATGATAAACTCAACTCTGGAGCTTCCGAATACGAAATTTATTTCAATTTTATGATGCGATTTCATCCATCCAATATCTGTATTCGTCCCTTAACTTGGTGTAATGTTCGCAATATCGACGAGAACATCAATATGGATTATATTTCATACCACTGGTATATGCGTTAGACTTACATACACAAACCTAATAAACTTTAAATGATTTCAAATTTTATGAATCATATCAATCACACCAAGTATGATACACAAAAGCAGTGTGTCATATTTGATATAGGTAGTCGCGATTGCCAGCAATCAATTGAATTTTACGACAAGTTCCCAAATGCTAGTATATATGCTTTTGAATGTAATGCAAATACTATACCAATATGCATAACAAATATTGAAAAATATAGAGATCGTATTACATTAATTCCAAAGGCGGTCAATAATTATACCGGAAAATGTAAGTTTTTTCCAATTAACCAACAGAAAACTATAACAAGTTGGACTGATGGAAATCCGGGAGCTAGTTCTTTGTTTAAGAGCAATAATACGTATACTACTGAACATTACGTTCAGGATGAAGTAGAAGTTGATTGTGTAACACTTTATGATGTTATAAAACAATACAATATTCCAAAAGTTGATATTATTTGGATGGATCTACAAGGAGCTGAACTTCTTGCTCTTCAAAGTATGAAAGAGTATATCTCAAATGTTGATTTCATTCATACAGAAATATCATACCAGCCAATATATACAGATCAAGCGATGTTTGATGATATACACTCGTTTCTTACACCAAACTTTAACATCATTAATAATTTATCAAGAATGGGTTGGCAAGAAGATGGAATATATATGAATAAACGTTTATTTCATTAAGCTTTTTAATTTGGAATCAGTTAACAACACTTAAAAGTAAACGTACTTATTATTATCACCTCCAGTGTTCGGATACTCGTTTTCAACAGTAGTCTTAAACCCAAAATCAAACACTGGAATCCAGTTCCATGCCATGAATCCATGGGCAATTTTTGGAAGTAAATATTGGATATACTTCTCACGGAAAGAGTCTGAAATTTCACTAAAACAGTAGTTGCTGATCATAAATCCATTTGTTAGAGGAATCGATTCTCCGTAAGTATTCGCATCAATTACCTCAACATTTATAGAGGGGTTTACGTTGCGAATATATATCGTTTGGAGCTTCGAGATAGATGGTAGGTCAAGAATCTTATAACTGTTTATTTTTACACCATAGATATCTGCAAAATGATGCAAGGCAATACAGAGTCCACCATATCCTCCCCCAACTTCAACAATATCTACAGACGGTAAAGTTAACGACTTTATATGCGAAAGAATCAGATGAGAATGAAACACATAACGCAAGCTTGTTGGTGAACAAAGTATAGTATCGTACTGGAACATAGTTGGATTTCCAATACGATCATTCAGATCGCAATATTCCTTGATACTATCAGAACCTATATTTGTAGTGTTTTTGATATACTGCAAATACTGAAATCCCTGGTGCTCGTCTACGTGCTCTAGAATAGGAGTATAGTCCGAATGGCGTTTAAAATTTTTAAGACTATCAACTCCGTCCAACGTAGACGCAAAATCCGTATACCTACTGTAGTCCGCCATTTGGTATATGAGGATTTACATGTCTAAACTATTTCAGTAATCCCGTTAAAACCACACGATGAGTCTGGTTCCTGTCCCTGTTTTTCGTACGGTGTCCTTGCTTGGTGCGTCTACACGTTTTACCTCTGTAGGATGGACGGTCGCATCCACTCGTGTAATAATTCGCACGAGCAACGTATCCTCGATACGAAAGTATGCTCGATCCTGCAGTTTTAGACAAAGATTTAAGAAGTCCGTACATCCATTTCATATACGTCTTTTTCGTCTCAAGAGCAACAGGTCCTTGAGACATATACTGCTTGAACACTTTACGCAAAGATTCAAATGGATATACTTCAGAAAGGTCGTGTAAGAATTCTCGGTGCCTAGCCATATCTTCAGGTTCTGGGTTCTCGGGATAGTTCGCAGTAATTGCGAAAAGGAAGTCTCGGCCCGGAACAGCATTCGGAGTCATTT